TCCCGCGCCCCATCCCTTGCGTGCCACAACGGCACCGCACCGGTCGCGCGATCTGTGATTTCCCCCCGGCGTTATGGTCCGCATTCGCCAGCGGATGATCTGCCTTGTCGCGCGTCACCGCTCATCCTGAGCTTGTCGAAGGATGCCCACCCCCGGCCCCTCCCGCCTGCGGGAGGGGGGATGAAAGGGCAGCGCCTAACTCCTGCCCTCCCGCAGGCGGGAGGGCCGCGAGACTTCCTGAACGCAGTGAAGCTAGTCGCAGCGGGGTGGGCAAATCAGTGCCGCGCCAACGAAAAAGGGGCCGCCGCAGCAGCCCCTTCCCCGATCACTCCACGATGAACGTCAGCGCCCCGTCGCCCTCGTCGATCCGCACGGTCGAGCCGTCCGGCACTTCGCCGCCCAGGAGCTTCTCGGCCAGCGGGTCCTGCAGATAGCGCTGCACCGCCCGCTTCAGCGGCCGCGCGCCATAGACCGGATCGTAGCCGACGCGGCCCAACCAGCGCTTGGCCGCATCGGTCAGGTCGAGCACGATCTTGCGGTCCTTGAGCAGGCTCGCCACCCGGCCGACCTGGATGTCGACGATCGGCGCCATGTGTTCCTGGCCCAGCCGGTGGAACAGGATGATCTCGTCCAGCCGGTTGAGAAACTCGGGCCGGAAGTGCCCGCGCACGATATCCATGACCTGCGGTTCGACCGAGGCAACGTTCTGCCCCTCTTCCAGATTGGCGAGGTACTGGCTGCCGAGGTTGCTGGTCAGGATGATCAGCGTGTTGGTGAAATCCACCACGCGGCCCTGCCCGTCGGTCAGGCGACCATCATCAAGCACCTGCAGCAGCACGTTGAACACGTCGCCGTGCGCCTTCTCGACCTCGTCGAACAGCACGACCTGATAGGGCCGCCTGCGCACAGCTTCGGTCAGAACGCCGCCTTCGTCATAGCCGACATAGCCCGGAGGCGCGCCGATCAGGCGGCTGACGGAGTGCTTCTCCATGAACTCGCTCATGTCGATGCGCACCATCGCGCTGTCGTCGTCGAACAGGAAGCCGGCCAGCGCCTTGGTCAGCTCGGTCTTGCCCACGCCCGTGGGGCCGAGGAACAGGAAGCTGCCGAGCGGACGGTTCGGGTCCTGCAATCCGGCCCGCGCGCGGCGCACGGCCTTGGACACGGCCAGCACCGCGTCCTTCTGCCCGATCACGCGCTTGCCCAGCACCTCTTCCATCTTGAGCAGCTTCTCGCGTTCGCCTTCCATCATGCGGTCGACGGGCACGCCGGTCCACTTGCTGACGACAGCGGCGATGTCCTCGGCGGTCACCTCCTCGCGCAGCATGGCATTGGCGCTCACGCCCTGTGCTTCGGCCAGCTGCCGCTCAAGCTCGGGAATGCGGCCATAGGCAAGCTCCCCGGCCTTCGCCAGGTCGCCATTGCGCTGCGCCACTTCCAGCTCGCTGCGCGCGGCATCGAGCGCTTCCTTGACCTTGCCCTCAGCGGCGATCTTGTCGCGCTCGTTCTGCCAGCGCGTGGTCAGCTCGGCCGATTGCTGCTCAAGGTTCGCCAGTTCCTCGCGCAAGGTCGCCAGCCGGTCCTTCGACGCGGCGTCGGTTTCCTTGGCCAGCGCCATCTCCTCGATCTTCATCTGGATGATGCGGCGGTCGAGCTTCTCGATCTCCTCGGGCTTGCTTTCCACTTCCATGCGGATGCGGCTCGCCGCCTCGTCCATCAGGTCGATGGCCTTGTCGGGCAGGAAGCGGTCCGAGATATAGCGGTTGGACAGCGTCGCCGCCGCCACGATCGCATTGTCGGCAATGCGCACGCCGTGGTGCAGCTCGTACTTGTCCTTGATGCCGCGCAGGATCGAGATCGTGTCCTCGACCGTCGGCTCGCCCACGAACACCGGCTGGAACCGCCGCTGCAACGCGGGGTCCTTCTCGACGTACTTCTGGTACTCGTCGAGAGTCGTCGCGCCGATGCAGTGCAGTTCGCCGCGGGCCAGCGCAGGCTTCAGGAGGTTGCCCGCATCCATTGCGCCTTCCGATTTGCCCGCCCCGATCAGGGTGTGCATCTCGTCGATGAACAGGATGATCTGCCCTTCCGCGCCCTTGACCTCGTCCAGCACGGCCTTCAAGCGCTCCTCGAACTCGCCGCGATACTTCGCCCCCGCGATCAGGCTGCCCATGTCCAGCGCCATCAGCGTGCGGTCACGCAGCGAATCCGGCACGTCGCCATTGGCGATGCGCAGCGCGAGGCCTTCGGCGATCGCGGTCTTGCCCACGCCCGGTTCGCCGATCAGCGCCGGATTGTTCTTGGTGCGGCGGGCGAGGATCTGCACGGTGCGGCGGATCTCCTCGTCGCGGCCGATCACCGGGTCGAGCTTGCCCTCGCGCGCGGCCTCGGTCAGGTCGCGGGCATACTTCTTCATTGCGTCATAGGCGTTTTCGGCGCTGGCGCTGTCCGCCGTGCGCCCGCCACGAAGCTGCGTGATCGCCGCTTCGAGCGCCTGCGGCGTGACATTGGCAGCCTTGAGCGCCTGCCCCGCCGAGGTCGTGGTGGCGAGCGTCAGCGCGACGAGCATGCGCTCGACCGTAACGAAGCTGTCGTTGGATTTTGCGGCAATCTGCTCGGCGGCATCGAGCACGCGCACGGCATCGTTGTCGAGCCCCGGCGTCTGCTGCGCACCGGAACCCGACACCGCCGGAATCTTCGCCAGCGCCTTGTCGACTTCGGTCTGCGCCAATGCGGCATTGCCGCCCGCGCGCTGGATCAGCCCGCTGGCCATGCCCTCGCTGTCTTCCAGCAGGGCCTTGAGGATATGGTCCGGCGTGATCCGCTGATGGTTCATGCGGATCGCAACGGTCTGCGCGGCTTGCAGGAAGCCCTTGGCGCGGTCAGTGAATTTCTCGAGGTTCATGGTGTTGAACATCCTCCTGTTGCGCAGAACATGGTGTGGCTTTTACGCAACACAAGGGTCGCGCCGACGAAAAAGCTACACCGTTCGACAGGGGTAGTTCCTTGATCGGGAGCAATGTGCGGCGACGATGCCCACCCCCAACCCCTCCCGCCTGCGGGAGGGGAGTTGAAAGCACTGCTCCTGCCCTCCCGCATGCGGGAGGGCAGGAGCAGTGCTTTCAACTCCCCTCCCGCAGGCGGGAGGGGTTGGGGGTGGGCATCGTCGCCGCACATTGCTCCCGATCAAGGAACTACCCCTGTCGAACGGTGTAGCTTTTTCGTCGGCGCGACCCTTGTGTTGCGTAAAAGCCACACCATGTTCTGCGCAACAGGAGGATGTTCAACACCATGAACCTCGAGAAATTCACTGACCGCGCCAAGGGCTTCCTGCAAGCCGCGCAGACCGTTGCGATCCGCATGAACCATCAGCGGATCACGCCGGACCATATCCTCAAGGCCCTGCTGGAAGACAGCGAGGGCATGGCCAGCGGGCTGATCCAGCGCGCGGGCGGCAATGCCGCATTGGCGCAGACCGAAGTCGACAAGGCGCTGGCGAAGATTCCGGCGGTGTCGGGTTCCGGTGCGCAGCAGACGCCGGGGCTCGACAACGATGCCGTGCGCGTGCTCGATGCCGCCGAGCAGATTGCCGCAAAATCCAACGACAGCTTCGTTACGGTCGAGCGCATGCTCGTCGCGCTGACGCTCGCCACCACGACCTCGGCGGGGCAGGCGCTCAAGGCTGCCAATGTCACGCCGCAGGCGCTCGAAGCGGCGATCACGCAGCTTCGTGGCGGGCGCACGGCGGACAGCGCCAGCGCCGAAAACGCCTATGACGCAATGAAGAAGTATGCCCGCGACCTGACCGAGGCCGCGCGCGAGGGCAAGCTCGACCCGGTGATCGGCCGCGACGAGGAGATCCGCCGCACCGTGCAGATCCTCGCCCGCCGCACCAAGAACAATCCGGCGCTGATCGGCGAACCGGGCGTGGGCAAGACCGCGATCGCCGAAGGCCTCGCGCTGCGCATCGCCAATGGCGACGTGCCGGATTCGCTGCGTGACCGCACGCTGATGGCGCTGGACATGGGCAGCCTGATCGCGGGGGCGAAGTATCGCGGCGAGTTCGAGGAGCGCTTGAAGGCCGTGCTGGACGAGGTCAAGGGCGCGGAAGGGCAGATCATCCTGTTCATCGACGAGATGCACACCCTGATCGGGGCGGGCAAATCGGAAGGCGCAATGGATGCGGGCAACCTCCTGAAGCCTGCGCTGGCCCGCGGCGAACTGCACTGCATCGGCGCGACGACTCTCGACGAGTACCAGAAGTACGTCGAGAAGGACCCCGCGTTGCAGCGGCGGTTCCAGCCGGTGTTCGTGGGCGAGCCGACGGTCGAGGACACGATCTCGATCCTGCGCGGCATCAAGGACAAGTACGAGCTGCACCACGGCGTGCGCATTGCCGACAATGCGATCGTGGCGGCGGCGACGCTGTCCAACCGCTATATCTCGGACCGCTTCCTGCCCGACAAGGCCATCGACCTGATGGACGAGGCGGCGAGCCGCATCCGCATGGAAGTGGAAAGCAAGCCCGAGGAGATCGAGAAGCTCGACCGCCGCATCATCCAGATGAAGATCGAGGAGATGGCGCTGGCCAAGGAAACCGACGCCGCGTCGAAGGACCGGCTGGCGACCTTGCGCGAGGAACTGGCGAACCTTGAGCAGCAATCGGCCGAGCTGACCACGCGCTGGCAGAACGAGCGCGACAAGATCGCCGCTGAGGGCAAGGTCAAGGAAGCGCTCGATGCCGCGCGCAGCGAGCTGGAAGTGGCGCAGCGCAATGGCGACCTGGCGAAGGCCGGGGAGCTTGCCTATGGCCGCATTCCCGAGCTTGAGCGGCAGCTGGCCGAAGCACAGGGCGTGAGCGCCAATGCCATGCTGCGCGAGGAGGTGACCGCCGAGGACATCGCCGCTGTCGTCAGCAAGTGGACCGGCGTGCCCGTCGACCGCATGATGGAAGGCGAACGCGAGAAGCTGCTCAAGATGGAAGAGGTGCTGGGCAAGCGCGTGATCGGGCAGAAGGACGCGGTGCTGGCCGTGTCCAAGGCCGTGCGCCGCGCGCGGGCCGGATTGCAGGACCCGAACCGTCCGCTCGGCAGCTTCCTGTTCCTCGGCCCCACGGGCGTGGGCAAGACCGAGCTGACCAAGGCGCTGGCCGGCTTCCTGTTCGACGACGACAGCGCGATGGTGCGCATCGACATGAGCGAGTTCATGGAGAAGCACTCCGTCAGCCGCCTGATCGGCGCGCCTCCGGGCTATGTCGGCTATGACGAAGGCGGCGTTCTGACCGAAGCTGTGCGCAGGCGGCCCTATCAGGTCGTGCTGTTCGACGAGGTCGAGAAGGCGCACGGCGACGTGTTCAACGTGCTGCTGCAGGTGCTTGATGATGGTCGCCTGACCGACGGGCAGGGCCGCGTGGTGGATTTCACCAACACGCTGATCATCCTGACCAGCAACCTCGGCAGCCAGTACCTCGCCAATCTGGAAGAGGGGCAGAACGTTGCCTCGGTCGAACCGCAGGTCATGGATATCGTGCGCGGGCACTTCCGGCCCGAGTTTCTCAACCGGCTGGACGAGATCATCCTGTTCCACCGGCTGGGCCAGGAACACATGGCGCCGATCGTCGACATCCAGGTCGGCCGGGTGGCGAGCCTGCTCAAGGACCGCAAGATCGTGCTCGACCTGACCGATGCGGCCAAGCGCTGGTTGGGCCGCGTCGGCTACGATCCGGTCTATGGCGCGCGGCCGCTGAAGCGGGCGGTGCAGCGCTATCTGCAGGACCCGCTGGCCGAGAAGCTCCTGGGCGGCGAAGTGCCGGACGGCTCGACCGTGCGGATCGACGAGGGCGACGGGGCGCTGACGTTCATCGTGGAGTGATCGGGGAAGGGGCTGCTGCGGCGGCCCCTTTTTCGTTGGCGCGGCACTGATTTGCCCACCCCGCTGCGACTAGCTTCACTGCGTTCAGGAAGTCTCGCGGCCCTCCCGCCTGCGGGAGGGCAGGAGTTAGGCGCTGCCCTTTCATCCCCCCTCCCGCAGGCGGGAGGGGCCGGGGGTGGGCATCCTTCGACAAGCTCAGGATGAGCGGTGACGCGCGACAAGGCAGATCATCCGCTGGCGAATGCGGACCATAACGCCGGGGGGAAATCACAGATCGCGCGACCGGTGCGGTGCCGTTGTGGCACGCAAGGGATGGGGCGCGGGA